TTACGAGTCTGTTAATGACGGAACATTTTTAAATTAAATAACCCTACAGTTGCATGAGGTATTTACTTTAACTTATAATTAACGTACTGCAACAGAGCAGGTTACTTGAAAGAAACAAAATGATTAAACCCACAGACTTTAAATTCCAAGTTAATACAGATGGCTATACAGTAGCATATGACGTATGTAACGATGGCTACGGCCAATACTTTGATGTGTTCGTCTTTGATGCATCAGGCACCAATGTCACCTATGACTTGGACAAATATGAATTGAGCGAACTAGAAGATTTCGCAAAGGGTGATTATGCCGACCACGCTGACGAAATGACAGCCGCTTACTTGTACGACATTTAACCAAAAGGAACCATCATGACATTAGAAAACGAAACAATCATCAAGACAAAAGACGGCGTTAGGGTATCACTGTCAGACTGGAACGAGGGCGGCGCTTGGTTAAGCCTACAGCATAGCCATGGCTCTAATTTTGTTGTCTTCACAAAGGCAGAGGCCGAACAGTTATTGGCAGGCTTGCAGGCAATTTTAGCAACAGAAATAGTGGAATAATTAAACTTTTAGTTGACTTGACTGTTAACAATCGATTAAAATACTGAGTCATGGAGGCCGTTAATTTAAAAGGAGACCGACCATGACCACTTACACAATCCACTTGCCAAGCTCGGAAGAAACGCAAGCGCTGAAGTCAGAGATAAGTGAATTGCGTAAACTGCTCATTGAATATGAGGCAGATGTGCGGCGCAAAACAGAATTGCTCGCACGGTTTCATAAAGACCCACTTACTGATGACCGAGTCTATGCTCTGTACAGACATAGCCTAGATTGGCGGCAACTGGCTAGAGACATCGAAAAAGAGCACGGTGTAGGTGAGACGGTATGAATACCACAATATCGCGGGAAGAAGACGAAGAGTTCGAGCGCATGATTCGCCGCATGGATTGGGCAAAGAACATACTCCCTAAGTGCCCTTTGAAGTCAATAGACGAGCCGCCATCAATATGGGTGGACTTAACCGATGACGAAGTATTTGAGATTGCAAACTTCTGCAAAGGTCAGGATATATTTGCGTTAGCCAAAGAATTGTCGCGCGCTTTAAAGGATAGGAACAAATAATGACTACTAAAGAACTAACCAAGCCGCCGACAAAGGCATACAAGTCTAAGGCACTAAGCCAGAAGACTATAGACGCAAAGACAACAAAGGCACCAAAGCCAAAAGTACCAACAGTCGAAGACATAGAGTCTACAAGCATGGACTGGATGAACTGGGTAGAGTATGCTCAAAGCAGGATAAGATACTTAGAAAACAAGTTAGCATTGGCTAACGAAACAATTGAAGAGCAAAAAGACAACATCAACCGACTCAACAGAAGGGTCATGCAAGGCTAAAATAGCAGGTTGTTAGTAAACACTTACTTATCTGAAATAGATTTACTTGGAGGGACGATTATGACTGTAGGCAAGAAGACGGGCGGTAGACAGGCAGGAACGCCCAACAAGGCTACAAACGAGGCTCGACAGGCCATAGCTACCTTTGTCGATGGAAACGCGCACAGGCTCACTGAGTGGCTCGATGCGGTGGCCAATGGTGACCCTACTCATGATATCAAGCCCAACCCTGCCAAAGCTTTCGATATGTTTCAGACGGTGGTTGAGTACCATATTCCTAAGCTTGCTAGGACAGAAGTTGTGGGGGACGCTGAAAACCCTGTTGTCCATGAGCACAGGATTCGGGCTAAGGAAATGATGGACGAGGTTATAAAGAACATCGAACTGAAGTCAATTAATGAGTGATGTATTCGATGTATTGCTCGATCCAAGCGTACAGCAAGCCTTTGACAACTTAGATGACTTAGACCAAATAGCGTACGCAAAGCGTTTATTATGGCTCAAACAGGCTCATAAGCACCAAATACCGCCACAGGGCGACTGGTTCAATATACACCTTGTCCTTGCAGGGAGGGGTGCAGGCAAGACTCGTATGGCCAGTGAGCAAATATTCTGGTGGGCATGGAGTGAGCCAAAGACTAGATGGTTAGTGGCCGCTCCGACTTCTGCTGACGTACGGGGTACTTGCTTTGAGGGTGACTCTGGACTGATCAATGTCATACCCAGTGAACTTATACAAGATTACAACAAGAGCTTCAGTGAAATCATCCTGATCAACGGTAGCCTGATTAAGGGTATTCCCGCATCAGAGCCTGAGCGTTTCAGGGGTGGACAGTGGCATGGGTCATGGTGTGATGAGTTGGCGGCATGGGATTACCTGCAGGAAGCGTGGGATCAGATCCAGTTCTCGGTGCGCTTGGGAGCCAAGACTCGCATAATCTGTACGACAACGCCACGGCCAAAGGACTTGATTGTTGATCTGGTAGGCAGGGATGGGGATGATGTATGCGTTACTACCGCCTCAACCTACACTAATATTGACAACCTAGCGCCAAGCTTTAGGAAACAGATTCTGCAGTATGAAGGCACCAAACTAGGGCGGCAGGAGATTTATGCTGAGATCCTCGATCCCGAGGACACTGGAATCATCAAGCGCAGTATGTTTAAGCTATGGCCAAACGGCAAGGCTTACCCTAAGTTCGAGTACATTATCCAGTCTTATGACTGTGCAACATCAGAAAAGACGGTCAATGATGCTACAGCGTGTGTGACTCTGGGCGTGTTCAAGCCTACCGATGGTGCCATGAGTTGTATGGTGATTGACTGTTGGCAAGACCGCCTGCAGTATCCAGATCTACGCCCAAAGGTCAAACAAGAGTACGAGGTAGTCTATGGTGAGGGCAAGGACAAGAAGCGCATAGACTTGATTCTGGTGGAGGATAAGTCAGCAGGCATTCAGTTGATCCAAGACCTGCAAAGGGCGCACTTACCCGTTAGAGCCTATAACCCCGGCCGCATTGACAAGGTGCAACGCCTCAACGTGGTAAGCCCAGTCATTGCCCACGGCAGAGTCTGGATACCTGAGTCAAGTAAGAATAAAGGTTTCGTTCGTGATTGGGCTGAGGGTATGGTGAGCCAGATCTGTTCATTCCCTGAGTCTGCACATGATGACTACGTAGATGCCATTACTCAGGCTTTGCGGTATCTAAGGGACTCTGGATGGTTGGATGTAGATGGCCCAAGACCTGATGACTATGATGAAGAGGATTATGTAGACTCTGGCCAGTCTAGGAATAAAGGCAACCCTTATGCTCAATAATCTAGACCTTTTGTCTAACTGTTGGCATAATCAGCGTATCCTTACCCTACGAGGTTTACATGGCTGAACTAAAGGCATCGCCACAAGAGCCAATCACAGGCGCATTAGCAAAAGCACTTGAATTCATGGCTCACCCTACAGTTGATGGCCAAGAGATCAAGCCAAGAGGCTTTAACTTTGCCAACCTATTACCATTAGAGTCTGGCGCTGAATTCTTTAAGAACAGGTCATATGGCAAGCCTTTGACTACTGGCGCAGGTGGATTAGGCGGTACACAGAACCTAGCGCCTGATGTAAGAGACTTTGCTTTAGATGTGGCACCTTATGCGCCTGACCTAGCTAATGTGGCAGGAAAGGGCGCTAAAGCCGTTGGAAAGATGGCAGGAGAGGAACTCAATAAGCGGTTCTTGTCCGGACAGATGTTCCCTTATGGAGCACCTACAGCCAACTTTGTGATCAAGCCCAAGGGTGGTAATTGGCTAAACAACAGCGTTGAGCAAAATTTAAAAAGATTAAAGCAAACAACAGCAGGTGGTGGAAAACCTGAAGACTTATTGAACCAATTAGAAGACTATATTCAATCAGAAGAGATGAAAAAGTCTTCACCTGAAGCACAACAAGTTTTCCATAATAGCAAAAATAATTTACAAAAAGATGTTGCCTTAAACAACTGGATTGAAAAGAATCTAACCAACTACGTCAAGAATCAAATGGGTACGCCTGAAGACCCAATTCGGTTAATGATTGACAATCGAATCAATGAAATTAACAGCAAGTACAGCAAAGACATTGCAAAGGCTGATCGTCTTACTGAAAGGGCACAAAGCGAACCAGATCCTAGAAGACAGGCAAACTTTCAGCGTGAAGCTAATAGATTAAGAACTGAAGCTGAGAATGAAAAAGAATTAAGTACAAAGCACGTTGCTCATGTTCCATTGGAAGATGTCAATGAGCTACTAGATCAAATGCGAGTTGATGAAGGTTTTCCTCTTAAAGGAATGGGTAAGTCAACGCAGGCAAAGAGTTGGGAAGACATTTCTGATATGTCAATTAATCCTAAAAAAGCCAAAAGCATACAAGAAGCGCCAGAAAGACTGGCACAACTTGAGCAAGCCAAACAAGAATCATTAAAAGCGCATGATGATTTAAATCAAAAGTTAATACAACATATCAGAGACAAAGGTCTGAATCTAAGCCCAGAACAAGAAAACAATTTTGTTAGAAACATTGCTAATGACGATAAAGAACAAATTGTTGGAGATGATACATTTTCTAAAGCTTTGGCCAAACAACTAAATCTACATTCTCACGATTTAGAATACAACAAAGAACTTCTTGAAGAAAACCCATTTGTAAACAAGCTCGATCCAAATACTCGTGTTTATTCAGCCCAAACTGGCGGCCTAGGCTTTGATCACGTATTAGATGTGTTGAAAGAAAATTTAACTACTGGGCGTTTGAAACCCGAAGAGTTGAAAAACATTAGCATAGAGCAGGCAGTACGCAAGACTGCTGACTATGATTTAGCATTAGCTAAGAAGATGCAAGAAGCTCAAGCTAAAAAGCTTGATGAAATGACTTTGCATAAAGAGTATCCCAATGGAATGAAGTGGGTGCAGTTAGATCAACCCGGACAATTTGCCGCCGAATCACAAGCCATGGG